GAGCGTCAAATGACGCTGAGGTAAAAAGATTTCGTTTTTTCCACGGCGAAAGACAAGGAGGTGACGCGAGATGGCTCGAAAAGCGGCGACCTACAAGGATCTGCTGCGGCTGGCCGAAGAATACGGTGTCAGCGAGAACGCCCTTTTTATATCGGCGGCAAAGCAGTACGAGTTGCAGCGCAAGGTTATATCTATGATCGAGGAAACCATCTCGAATGGCGATCCGCTCGTCACCAAAGTCAATGTGAAGAATGGAGAGAACTTGGAAGCCCATCCTTTAATCAAAGAGCTGCCCAAACACATCGACTCCGCCAACAAGACGCTGAAAACCATGCTGGACATCATCGAGGGTCTGGGGGTCAAACAGACCGTGGGTAAAAAGCTGAGCGAGTTTGCCGGTGGCCAATGAAAACTGGCTGCTGGCCTATTACCAGCAGATTCGGGATGGGACAGTCACCGTCGGCAAATGGGTGCGACTCCTTTATGAGCGCATCGTCCAAGACCTTGAAAACAGGGTCTATTTTTTTGACCAAAAACGCGCCGACAGAGTGATCAGGTTTTTTGAGTCGTTCTGCCATCACTCCAAAGGACGCCTCGCGCCGGGTCTGGTTAAGTTGGAAATCTGGCAAAAAGCCATGCTCTCCGCAGCCTTCGGGCTGATCGACGAAAAAGGCAACAGGCAGTTTCGCGAGGTCTTTTGCCTGGTCGCCCGGAAGTGCGGAAAAAGCCTTCTCGCCAGCGGCATCGTGGAGTACATGGCCTATGCCGACGGCGAACACGGCGCGGACGTTTACTGCATCGCGCCGAAGCTCGATCAGGCAGACATCGTCTTTGGCGACTTCTGGCAAAGCGTGAGCTGTGAGCCAGAGCTTATGGAGCTGACGCGCAAGCGCAAAAACGACATCTACATCGACAGCACCAACACCTCCATTAAAAAGGTGCCTTTCTCGGAGAAAAAATCCGACGGCTACAATCCTCACTTAGCCGTTTGCGATGAAATCGGCGCATGGGTCGGCGAAGCCGGATTAAAACAGTACGACGTGCTAACCAGCGCCCTGGGCGCGCGAGAGCAGCCGATGATCCTTTCGATCACGACCGCCAACTATGTCAGCGAGGGTATCTTCGACGATTTATACAAGCGGGCGACCGCATTTTTACTGGGCAACAGCCGCGAAAAGCGCCTGCTGCCTTTTTTGTATCAAATCGACGAGCTCAGCAAATGGAACGACATCAACGAGCTGCGCAAAAGCATCCCAAACCTTGGAATCTCCGTCAGCGTCGATTATATCCTGGAAGAGATCGCCAAGGCAGAGGGCAGCCTGAGCAGCAAAGCCGAGTTTATCACAAAGTTCGCGAACATCAAGCAGAACGCCTCGACGGCCTGGCTAAGCAGTGCGGACATCGCGCGCAGCTTCCCGCCGAACCACTATCGCCTGGAGGACTTCGAAAACACTTACGCCTTGGGCGGCATCGACCTTTCTGCGGCGGTCGACCTTACGGCAGCTGTGGTCATGATCGAGCGCGGCGGCGTGGTGTACTATTTTACGCGGTTTTTTATGCCGGCAAACAAACTGGCCGAGGCGACGGCGCGGGATGGTCTGCCCTACGAAATCTACGTCAAGCGCGGGCTCCTGGTTTTGAGCGGTGAAAACGCTGTCGACTATCGCGACGTTTACAACTGGTTTGTGGAGCTCATAGAAAAACATCGAATCTATGTGCTAAAAATCGGCGTGGACAAGTGGGGCGCGCAGTATTTGATACAGGACCTTAAGGGCTACGGATTCCACGTTGAAACAGTCACCCAAGGGCCAAACCTGACGGGCATTATCAACGACGCCGAGGGCATGCTGAAGGACGGCCGGCTGCAGTGCGCCGACGACAATGATTTAATGAAAGTTCACTGGCTGGACGCGGCCCTGAAGCTGGAAGTTGAGACAAACCGCAAAAAACTAATCAAGATCAGCAAAAACGCGCACGTTGACGGCGTGGCCGCGCTGCTGGACGCACTCTGCATGCGCCACAACCACTGGGAAGAATTGCAGGAGCAGCTGAAGAACGAGGATTGAGCATGGGACTTTTTGAGAAGATATTCGGGCGCAAAGGTCGCCTGCTCCAAAGCCAGGCGGGGAAGGGCACTGTTTTTCATACCATCACGGCCTATCAGCCGTCTTTCACTTCATGGGGCGGGATGCTTTATGAGGACGCGCTTATCCGCTCGACTGTAGACGCCATCTCCCGGCACGTTTCGAAGCTGCGCGTCGAGTTTCACGGCAGCGCTAAAGGTGAGCTTAAGGCCGCGACCAAATCCGGGCCAAACGCCTGGCAAACCTGGCCGACGATGCTAAAAAGACTTTGCACTATTTATTTTATCCACAACAACGCCTGCATCGTGCCGGTCCTGGACGAGTTTGGAAGGACGATGGGCTTTTTCCCGGTGCTGCCGGTCAATTGCGACCTGATCGAGGACGCCGGGCAGACTTTTTTGCGCTACACGTTTAACAACGGCAAAAAAGCTGCAATTGAGTTTGAACGCTGCGCCATCCTGCCGAGGCATCAACTGAAGGACGACTTTTTTGGCGAAAGCAATCACGCACTGGACAGTACGCTCGACTTGATGGACATGGAGAAGCAGGGCGTAAAAGAAGGCATTAAAAACTCGGCCACATTCCGTTTTATTGCGCGACTGACAAACTTTTCAAAAAGTGAAGATTTGGCCAAAGCCCGCAAAGAGTTTAACAAATCAAACTTCCAGGACGAAGCGAACGGCGTGTTACTTTTCCCATCTACCACGGACAACATCGCCCAGGTAGATTCTAAGCCGTACACCATCAACCCGGAAGAAGAAGCGCTAATCCAAAACAACGTCTTTAATTATTTCGGCGTGAACGCAAAAGTCCTGCAAAACACCGCCATTGGAGACGACCTTGACGCTTTCTTTGAAGGCTGCATCGAGCCCTTCGCCGTGATGCTTGCGGACGCGCTGACCCGCATGACCTACACCCAGACCGAGATCGGCTTTGGAAACCACGTAGTGGTCACTGCAAACCGATTGCAGTACATGAGCACCGGTAACAAAATCGCCTTTGCCCGCGACCTTGGAGACCGCGGCATTTTGAAGATCGACGAAATCAGAGAGCTATTCAACTATGACCCGCTTCCGGATGGCGCGGGCCAGCATACGCCGATTCGCGGCGAGTATTACTTCGGGGACGAGGGCAAGGAGGGCAGCAAAAATGCCAAAGATGCAGACGGAAACCAGAACGTTTAATTTTGAGGTCCGAGCCGAGCAAAACCAAGAGCACGGGCACTTCCTGACGGGGGTGCCTGTTGTTTATGACACGAAAACCGACATTGGCTGGTACGACGAGATCATCGCCCGCGGCGCGCTGGATCACACCGACCTAAAGGACGTGCGCTTTTTGATCGGGCACGACCTTGGCATGGTGCCCCTCGCCCGCAGCCGAAACAACAACGAAAACAGCACCATGCAGCTTCGGGTCACTGAGCGCGGGCTTGAAATCCGCGTGGATCTGGACACCGAAAACAACGCCGACAGCCGCAAGCTATATTCAGCGGTGCAGCGCGGCGATATATCCGGCATGTCGTTTACTTTCGTCGTAGACGGCGACAGCTGGGACGACATCGACAGCGACCACCCCACCCGCACAATCCGCTCCATCAAGCGGGTGTACGAGGTAAGCGCGGTGGCCTTCCCCGCATACGCGCAGACATCCCTGGAAGCCCGCTCCCAAGACGCGGCACTGGACAGTGCCCGTGCCTCGCTGGACAGCGCCAAGGAGCAAAGGGCCAAAGAGATCGCCATAGAAAAACTAAAACAATGGAGGGCACGGAAATGAACGAAGAGCTCCGTAACCGAATCGCCGCAATGACCCCCGAGCAGCTGCAGGCACGCGCCGCCGAGATCGACGCCACCCAGCTGAGCACCCTTAGCGCTGCTGACGCCAGCACGCTTGCCGAAGAGCGCGAAGCCATCGCATCCAGGATCGCCGAGCTGCGCCTGGCCGCTTTCCGCGGAGAGCAGCGCCGCCAGCAGGTGCTGAACAATCCCGCCCCCGGACATCAGCCGCCCGCCAACCCTCAGTCCGAGCAGCGCAGCTATACCACCGAAAGCCCCGAGTACCGCAGCGCCATCCTTAAGCTGCTCAAGGGCAACGAGCCCCTGAGCGCCGAGGAGCAGCGCGCCGCCTATACCGCGGTCACCACCGACACCACCAACG